CTCAGTGTCTCGTGGGCTCGGAGATGTGTATAAGAGACAGATATACTGTAGCTATATTGGATAATACTATTGCGAAAGCTGTGCCGAAAGATACTAGAGTAGTGTCTGAAACGAGAAGAATTGACGCAACGTCAACGATAAGGTCAGATAAATAAAAAATAATTATGAGTAAAACGAAGATTATTATTCCCCACGAGGGAGTAAACGAAATTCCAAAAGGTTATAAACCTCTTATGACAAGCGAAGGAAAGTTAGTCGCCATTGTTCCGGAAGGAATGACAAAGAATGATGTGTACTGGATAAAGACTGAAAGGATTATTCCGGTTATAGATTGGGAACAACGACGTTATGAATTGGCGAAAGCTGCAATGCAAGGGTACTGTGCTAACTCGCTTGAATATGTAGTTAGTTCTGCCAATCATGAAAATATTGCCGAATGGTCTGTTTCAACTGCTGATGCAATGATTAAATTATTGAAAGAGATGATGGAATCAGTAAGCCAATTGATTGAATCAGTGAAGTCCGGTGGTAGACCTTCTTTTATCGGGGTTCTTTTAAGTGAATCCCAGATTGAAGAGTTGCGGCCTTATGTGGATGATGAGTACTATAACAATGTATTAAAATCCCGGCTGAAAAAAACTAATTAACTATCTGTGGCTAGGACTTGTAAACATCTTGTATTCGTTTTCTAGCAACTTTTTTACACGTGGTTTATTGATGTATTGCGTTGTTTGCTTTCTAACTATTCCGTTCTGCAGAAAAATAATTGTTTTGTTTTGCTCTCGGACTATAAAGCTCAATGCTATAATCACAAAGATAAGTGCTAGGTAGCCCAAAGCGATTAAATACACTATTTCTCTGTTGAAATAGAAGAAGTTTTTTAAAGTTCTAAAGTTGCTCATGCTTGCTATGTTTTTAAAAGAACGTGCCCGAAAATAACTACGCCCTTCATAGAGGTGCGGCAAACAACCCAACAAGGAAGCATAGATACAACGGGCACGTATATTGTGATAATGCAATACACGAACACCGTCCATTCTATTTCCTTGTTTTGAAAATTGCCGCTTTCTATGAAGGAGAGACTGAACGTCAATCGATACTCTATTTAAGTATCGGTGCAAATTTAATAAAAAGATTACAAAAACTTATCATTATGGATGCAAAACAATTTTTCAAGAGAGTTTCTTACATGCGGAAACTTCAAAAGGAATACTTTCAAACTCGTTCTTCTACTGTTTTGCGGCAGTGTAAGCAGGTGGAGAAGGAGATAGACGATGAAATTGAGAGAGCGAATAAGATAGTTGCGGAGCAACAACAACCAAAGCTTTTTTGATTATGAAGCGAATTTCGTTTAACACTACTGATGCTGACATCTTCCTTCGTATAGCTAAAGTCGCTAAGAGTGGAACTTTTGACGGCTCCGCGCATACTGATTATCTGGAAAGCTGCCGGTGGTTTGTAGAGCGATATGATTGTATTATCATTCTTACTCGTGATGTTGGATATCATACATCTGGATGGTGGAAGAATCCAGACTACGAACGTTGTTATCATTTGTCTATCTCTTTTCCGGGTGGGCGAGATATTAGGAAGTTAGAACACATTCTGGAAAAGTTCTTCGGGAATAATCGTCGTTTATTGTGGTGTGAACCTCCATATAGTAAACAGGGTAAACAGGCAGAAGTGTATCATTATCGTTTGTTTTGTAATGAGAATTGGCAACCAATAATGCCACGTGGAGAAGTCTATTCTAAACAGTTTACCGAACAGGGGTGGAAATCATATTCAGAACTACATGGTAGAAATCAATAACAAATAGTAATCATGAGAAAAGAACAAACCAAAGTTTATGTATTGATGCTTTCGAAGGAGTTTCCTAAAGAGCATCCGAAAGCCGGAGAACAAACCGGATTTAAAGAAAAGTTAGAGCTGGCGTTGAAAGCGCAAGAGCAAGCAGAAGAATGTGCTACCTGCGGTGGTGACTGCAAAACTTGCTATTGTCCTCCGGTATCTGGGATGATGAAAGTACACACTATCCGAACCAATTTAGAACGTTGGTCGGATATCATGCAAAAAGTACAGGAAGGGAAAGCTGTTATCTCTGTCCGGCAATGGAAAGGAAGGCCCTACGAAAAAGGGAATGTCCAGGTAGAACTTTTCCGTCTCGGCAAAGATGATGGCGTAGGACTTCAAACCTTGAGTGTCATGGAGTATACCGATGTCGGCGACGGGATAGAACGTGCAGTTTATTGTATCGACGGGAAACCAATGCCGATGCTTACTCTGAAACAAATAGCGGAGAACGACGGGCTGACTGTTGAAGATTGGAAAGCGTGGTTTACTGGAATAACATTCGACAAGCCGCTGCCGATCATACACTTTACCAAATTTAGATATTGATTATAAACCATTAAAATTTACGATTATGCAAGACGTAGAGAAAAGTTTAAAACCTCTTCAAGAGGGAATTATTAAAGAATCCGGATTAGAAGTACTTCACAACAACTTGAAGTCAGAAGAAAAACCGACTACAGTAAAACTGAATCCGGCAATCATTGTTCCGGTCCCATTGAAACGAAAACGATTAAGCGATGAATTGATTGAGGAACTGAATGCCACCTACGAACGTCCGGCCATCTGTAAAGATAAACATGGAGAGTACAAAGAAGGTGCTTTCCTACACGGTTCCAATTTGGTTATGACAAGTATATTAGAAGGACGTTGGCATCTGACTGTGAAATCAGATAAACCGCTTTCAATCTATGAAGTAAAAGCTGCACGGTATAAGTTTATTCCGGACGATGCTTACATGACACTTGTTTTCCCAAAAAGGTCAGAACTTGAAAAGTTTACTTCTCCACACAGTATGCAAATGATAGAGATTCAAGTCACCCAAAAAGAATAATTTTTGAGAGGGGGGGACTATAGGGGGGGAGAGGTGGTATTTTGTATAGTTTAAAAAGATAGTTTGAAGATGATTAAAAAATACGCTTTTGTTATCGGCATAGATACCGGAGTAAATACCGGAGTTGCCACATGGAATGTTACTGCAAGAAAGTTTGAGTTGATAAAGACTACCGCAATTCATAAAGCAATGATGTATGTGATAGAAATGTATAAAACGTACGGAGGAAGTATGTTAGTTCGTGTTGAAGATGCGCGATTAAGAACATGGTATCAATCTAGTTATAAGACAAGAGAAGAAGAAAGGGAAATGCTGCAGGGGGTTGGATCAGTTAAACGTGATGCTAAGATATGGGAGGACTTTCTAACTGATATTGGTATACCCTTTGAAATGATTCATCCTAAGGATTCAATAACTAAAGTCAATGCTCTGACATTCAGGAATATAACTAAATACGATAAACCGACGAATGAACATTCTCGTGATGCTGCGATGCTTGTGTTTGGGTATTAGACAGTAGGTTGATATTGGATATTGTGCGTTTATTAGACGATTTTTCTTTTAAAGATACGTTTAATAAACGCACTTTCTTTATATTTGCCAAGTAGTTACAGATGTTACATCTTAAAAATTAGTGTGAAAATGGAAGGATTATCAAGTTTAGAGGGTTGGGCTCTGATTGCGACATACTTTGTTGCTATGATGATGCTCGTTGTGTTCCTACGAAAACACAAAAAGACGAAAGAAGAATTTTTGGTTGCTAACCGATCTATGCCGTGGTTGCTTACAGCTTTTTCAATGGCTGCTACTTGGGTGTGGGCTCCGTCGATGTTTGTTGCATCGGAAAAAGCATATACGCAAGGTTTAGCCGGTGTGTTTTGGTTTGTAGTTCCGAATGTTCTTACATTGATTCTGTTTGCTTTCTTTGCCAATAAGATGCGTAAGCTCCGGCCGGATGGTTGGACATTCTCGGATTATATTCGTGAGAAGTATTCGAAACGTTGCCATAATCTGTATCTCATTGAATCGTTCGGGCTGCAGACGATGAGTTTTGCCGTTCAGTTGCTGGCCGGAGCAACCATCTTTTCAAAGATTACAGGAATATCGTTTACAGCAACTACTATTGTCATGGCTGTATGCCCGCTTTTGTACACATTTGCAAGCGGGATTCGTAGCAGTATCGTTACTGACTTCTGGAAGATGCTTTGGATCGTGATTGTTTTATTGCTTGGATTGCCTATAATGTTTTCAAGTGCCGGACCGAATGCACTGTTTAATGGTCTAGGTGGTATCACTGGAGATTTTGGTAGTTTATTCTCTGCTACCGGAATAATGGTGGCCCTGTCTTTTGGTATTCCTACAACAATCGGTCTGTTGTCCGGAACCTTCGGGGACCAGATGTTCTGGCAGCGGGTGTTTTGTGTGAAAGCTGACAAAGTGAAGCGCACAATGATAACCGCTGCCTTTATTTTTGCCGCTGTACCTATTTCTTTGGCTGTATTTGGCTTTTTTGCAGCCGGAACAGGTTTGGCTATATCCGACACACAACTGACAAATGTAGGGGCTGTGATGGCTTTCTGTCCTAAATGGTTCTTATACCTGTTCTTTGTGCTTATACTTTCCGGACTGATATCAACCGTTGATAGTATTATTTGCGCAGTGAGTTCCGTTGCCGGACATGACGTAGTGAAACGGTTATCCATGAATGAGAAATGGCATGGTCGGATTCAGAAGAATATTTTTCTTTTTATCCTTTTTGCCAATGAAGTACGGGCAGCCCGATTCGCTATGATTGTTGTTACTATCATCGCTATTCTGATAGCAAACATTCCTGGTCTAACGATTTTATATCTTTTCTTGCTGTATGGGACCCTACGTTCCTCGGTAATGCTCCCAACGGTGTTCGCTATTCTCGGCAAAAGAATGAGCGAAAGAGGGCTGTTTTACGGCATCCTAACGAGCATGATTGTAGGTTTACCAATATTCGCTTATGGGAACTTCACAGGTAACATTCCGATGATCGTATTCGGTTCTCTTTTCACCATCCTGGCATCAGGGATTATGGCAGTTCGTCGTAAACCTTTGCAGCGTGGCTCAATGGAAGTGGCTATAAAGATAGACCGAACCGATATGGACAAACGTATTGCAGAGATAAAAGCGGTACATGGTGAATACTTAGCTTGTGCAGAAAAGATGGAAGCTCACATTCGTACATTTAGAGCATTGACCGAATCTGCAAGAGGAACAGCAAGGGATATAAGAAAATCAGTTTCTCAATACAAACGGTTACAGGGGAAGAAGTCACTGAATAGAAAAAAATCACGTAGAAAATGAGAAAGCTATTTATCATCATTACATTGATTGTTGTGTCGTTGGTAGCCAGAGCGCAAGTTTACGACGGTATTACTCAACCAACCAAGTTCCGGATATTCATGCCGGTTACTACTTCTCTGCATGGTAACGGTTCTACCGTTGCTCCTTTTGTCGGCTATCGGGCAGATGTTGCGAAGTGGTTATCTGTTACTCAGGTGTTGCAGTATAACATGACATCCGAAGCTGTTTCCTTTGGCGCATGGCTGAATGTGAACTATCAGCAACGGTTTTATCTTTTGGCACGTTCAACGTACAATACGAAAGAAAAGATGTTCACCGAAACATTGTCCGGTACTATAAAACTCCCTGCTGGGTTCATGATCGATGCGACTTGGGATAATTTGTACAATGGTCGGAAGTTCATGGACGGTGACCGTCTGCAGGTGCTTGGAGGTCTGGATTATGGACGATTCGTTTTTAATGCCGGATATTCTATGCGTGCGCTGCCTGGATTCGTGACAAACATCCGGTTTAGGGTGACAAAGTATAATTGGCTACAACTGAAATACGATGAAGGTGCAAGAGCTTTCATTACGAGTGTGGCTCTACAATTCAATGAGCTATGAAAGCGGTTCTGGGTAAAAAGCAAACATCATCGCACACTGACTGGCTTCGTGTATTCTCCAACATCGAGCAATATGTATCGAAGCAGGAAACGGATAATCTGGTAGATCGCTTAGTCGAGCAGGTGAAGCCACATATCCACGGCAAACGTGTTGCTTATGCTTGGAGTGGTGGAAAAGATAGCATTGCTCTTGGTTTTATAATGGAACAGGCCGGAGTACATGACTGTTTGCTCGGGCGTTGTAATCTGGAATATCCAGCTTTTATGCAATGGATAGACAAACACCGACCGGTAGGACTGGAAATTATCAACACGGGGCAGGACCTTAGATGGTTGGCATCTCATCCAGAGATGTTGTTTCCGAATGATTCATCTTTGGCTGCAAAGTGGTTTAGCATCATCCAACATCGGGCGCAAGATGCCTATGTGAAGAATCACAAAACGGATATTCTTTGTCTTGGTCGAAGAATACAAGATGGGAACTATGTAGGGCCAGGTGGAATGTACACCAATACAAAGGGTATCACCCGTTTTTCTCCTATTGCCGATACCAGGCATGAGGAAATTCTTGCGATCATCCATTATTATCATCTTCCAATGCCTCCGATTTATTCTTGGCCGCGTGGCTTTCGTGTTGGTACACATTGTTGGGCTTCACGCCAATGGTGTGGTAGCGTAGAAAATGGTTTTAGGGAAGTTTACGAAATAGATAGTAGCTTGGTAGAGGAAGCTGCTAACTATATACCTTCTGCGAGGCAGTTCTTGCAGGAGAAAGTTTAATCAATCAAATTTTGTGTAGGAATGAAAAGGAAGTTAGAAACAAAGAAAGTACTCCTGTCAGAGTTGAAGGAGTTTCCGGGTAATCCAAATGTGCATCCGGAGGAACAAGTGAAGGCTATTGCCGAAAGTATGGAACGATACGGGCAGTATTATCCGATCATCGTTGATGAAAACATGATGGTTCTTTGCGGTCATGGCAAGAAAAAGGCTTTGGAATATCGTGGAGAGAAAGAGGCTTCTATTACGGTCATGTATGGTTTGACTGACAAAGAAAAGAAAAAACTCGTTCTGGAAGACAATAAGATTCAGACAATGTCTCATGTGAATTTTGGGGACGTGGAGAAGATTATTAAAGAAATTGGAGATGTTGATATTATCGGCTTTACTCCAGAATATCTGGATGCGATCATCAATGAAGTTAGCACTGACAATATGGGAGTGAATTTTGCGGAACCGGTAAAGAAGGAGCAGCAGTTCACATCAGAGAAAGAGGTTGCCGACATTCAGGAAGTCGATGAAATTGAAGCTGGCATGCAAACAGCCCGTACAATGGTGTGTCCGCATTGCGGCAAGGAGATAACAATTTAATCATAGAGCTATGGATAAGAATGTTGATTTATTCAAACCACTTCGGGAAATTCAGTTTGTAGACCGGGATAAGGTGAAGCCGAATGACTATAACCCCAACAAGGTTCTGGAAAAGAATCTGAATCTCCTTATGCAAAGCATCTTGACGAATGGTTTTTGTTTTCCCATCGTAGTGCGTCCGGACTTTACGATCATTGACGGGTTTCACCGTTGGCTTGTGTCCGGCAGGGAACCGCTAAAGACAATGCTCGGCAATAAGATTCCTATTGTAGTAGTGGCACATAAAGACGAAAGTCAAGACATGTATGGTACTGTCACTTTCAATCGTGCCCGTGGTACTCATCTGCTTGAACCAATGGAAAATATAGTGAAAGCTTTATTGGAGAAGGGAAAAAGTGTGGATGAAATCTCTAAGGAAATAGGGATGAGTAAAGAAGAAATCTTCCGGTTATCAAAGATTGACAGGGAAGAGTTTCTAAAGCTCATTACCCAACGTGGTACGCAAAGATTTAGTAAAGCCCAAATCATTCGCAGATGTACGTAAAGGATTTAGATATAAACGTTGTTGATGCTACCGAGCGTAGGATTCTCGAAGCATTCAATAAGAATCAAAAAGTTGCCGTCAGTTTCTCTGGCGGCAAAGATTCTATATGTATGTGCGATATGCTGATAAAGACAATGCAGAAATATATAATTCCGTTTAGTCGCATTATCGTAGTGTTCTTTGACGAGGAAGCCATTTATCCAGATGTTGAGCAGATTGCACTTGAATGGCGCTCACGTTTCATGTCCTTGGGGGCAAAGTTTTATTGGTTCTGTTTGCCTATACGCCATTATAATTGTTGCAATAGGCTAGCGAATGATGAAAGCTTTATCTGTTGGGAGCCAGGCAAAGAAAGCGTGTGGGTGAGACCTATGCCTAAGTTTGCTATTCGCAATCACTCGAAGTTTCGTATGGGGATGTCATATCAGGAATTTGGGGCGAAGATTTTTAAAAGCGTTCCTCAAATGATAGGTCTAAGAATGGCAGAATCTATTCAACGCCGACAGTCCATAGCATCAATCAGGATTTCTACATTTCTTTATCCAATATACGATTGGCGTGATAATGATGTTTGGCTGTATATCAAATTGAATAACCTTACTATTCCTATGACCTATATCTACCTGTATAAGACAGGTGTACCGTTGAATAAACTTCGTATTAGTCAGTTTTTTAGCATTGATACAATCAAGTCATTACCCAAGGTTATGGAGTTCTACCCGGATTTGTATGAGCGGGTGATTCGCAGAGAACCAAATGCAGACCTTGTTATGCTTTATTGGGATACTGATATGTTCCGGAGTTCTAAGCAAGACCGGAAGTTTGAGCAAGATAAGGAAAAGGATTATCGGGTCATATTCCGAGATACAATGAAAAAGGCCGCTTTACATCAAGACTTATATCCTGGTTATAAATTGGCTAAACATCTTTATGTTAAAATGTCCGGTAGGGAATCTTCAAAAACGTGTCAGTTGTCTTATCAGTTATTGATAGCGGGGGACCCGAAGAAACGTTCCTATCGTGCTATTTTAGGGGCTATCTATAGAGAGAGGGGAGGAGGAATATAAAATGCCTAAGGCCGAAGAGGACATTCAGAAAGATAAAGAAAAGTTGCTCGATTCATTGAAGGAATGTAGCGGTATTGTCACGTTTGCCTGTGAGAAGGTTGGACTCTCACGGCAGACGTTCTATCGTTGGTATCGTGAGGATGCGGAATTTAAAGAACGTGCCGATGCTATCAATGAATTGCAGATCGATATTGCCGAGGCCTCCCTTCTGAAAAAAATACAGAAGGGAGATACTACGGCTATCATATTCTATCTGAAAACCAAAGGCAAAAGTAGAGGATATACAGAACGTAAAGAGATTGTCGCCCCTGATGGAGTGGGGGTACAGGTAACAAGCAAAGACTTTGATGTGTCGAAGTTATCGGAGGAAGAAAGAAAAGTATTGTTGGGTATTGCAGAAAAGCAGGATAAAGCAGCAAAAGAGTGAGTTTAGGACAGGTAGATATATTGAGCATGGCAAGAGCCGTCCAGGCGGATGAATGTAGGAAATCCTTTTTCTACTTCGTGAAAACGTTTTGGGCGGTTATTATACCGGAAACTCCGGTTTTTAATTGGCATATTCCGTATCTGTGTGAAGAACTTCAAGAGCTATCTGGCTATATCGTACGCAGAGAGAAGAAGCCTTATGACATCGTGATAAACATTCCACCTGGTTCTACGAAATCGACAATAGTGACTATTATGTGGCATGCATGGCTTTGGACGCAGGATGCACGGTTGAGGATTATTTCAAACTCCTATTCGGGTGACTTGTCGTTAGAACATGCTTCGAAGTCGAAGGACATCATCACTTCTGACTTGTATCGTACTTTGTTTCCGGAAGTGGTGATAAGACACGATAAGTCCGGTAAAGGTAGTTATGAGAACATAAAGGGAGGCGCCAGATATTCTACTTCGACAGGTGGTACAATTACCGGAAAGCACGCGCATGTGATTATCAACGACGACCCTGTAAATCCCAAACAGGCGGAGTCTCCTGCAATGAGATTACAGGCGAATGACCATACTAAAACGCTTTCGTCCCGTAAGGTTGACAAAAAGAATACTCCGATGGTAACTATTATGCAAAGATTGCATGATGATGATGTGACGGGGTATCTGCTGAAAAAGAAAAAGGATAAGATTAGGCATATATGCCTACCAGCAGAAGTGTCGGAGAGGGTGAATCCTCCGGAGCTGAAAGAACGTTACATTGACGGGCTTCTGGACCCTGTACGTATTGACAGGGAGGTGATAGATGAAGCAAAGATTGACCTCGGTAGTCGTGGGTATGCCGGACAGTATGAACAGGCTCCTTCGGTTGAAGGTGGTAATATCGTCAAAGCAAGTTGGTTCGGGCATATTCCTTTGTCGCAATTCCTCGCTATTCGTGGCGGTGTTCCGATTCACTTCTTTCTCGATACTGCCTATGATGAGAAAAAACAGAAAACGGACAATGACCCGTCCGGAATACTTGCTGCATGTCGGATACAGAACTGTTTGTACTTGTTCCATGCGCAAAAGGTCTGGAAGGAGTTTCCTGAATTAATGAGGTTTATTCCAGATTATGTGCGGGCACATGGATATGATAGCCGGAGCACGATCAGAATAGAACCGAAGGCAAATGGTATAACTGTCATTCAGGCAGTAAAGAAGTACACTAAACTGAATGTAACCAGAACACCAGCACCAACGGACAGCAAGGAAGTGCGACTACACGGTGTCTCGCCTAAAATAGAGTGCGGCCGGGTGATATTGGTGGAAGGTGATTGGAACGAAGAGTTTATAGATGAGGTGAGCCAGTTTCCGGCAAAGACACATGATGAGTATGTAGATATTCTGGTTTATGCAATCAATTATCTTCTGGATGATGATTATGCGGAATTATCAGATGAAGATGAAGAATATATTTTAAGTGCTTTAGGTGGTTAATTTTTAATGTTGTAATTATGGGATTGTTTAATTGGATTGTTAATGGTGTGAATGCGGCTGTTGGTCGCAATCAGGAGTTTGAACAGTTGTTGAAAGCTAAGGATGTGAACCGCGCGCTTTCACAAATGACGGATAACTCTGCAAAGGTTGAAGCTGCTTTGAAGGTATATGATACCCAGCAGCATGAGGTGATGAATAGGCCGAATAAAGCGGTGTTTGGTAAAAAAGACCCTGCATCGGGTAAACGTAAGTTTCTACGTTGGGAAGAAAAATGGAAGATACCTATTCCCTATCCGGTTTTTATCAATGAGATAGCTCTCGTATTCTTGTATGGTCGTCCTCTGAAATGGACGCAATCATCTAAGGGGACAGACCGGGCTTTTTCCAGATATATCGATTTGATTAAAAGTACCCGATTCAATGCGAAGGTTCGCGAAGCAAAACGTCTGGCAGGCGCGGAAGGGCAAAGTGCGTTGCTCTTTCATACCTATCGGAACGATGAAGGCAAACCGGATTGCCTTATCAAAGTCGTAGCCAGAAGTCTGGGTGATGATATATATTTCCGTAAAGACCAATTCGGACGAATGATGTGCTTTGCACGTGGGTATAACTTACAGGAAGTAGGCGGTGAAATCAAATACCATGTTGATATACATACAAAGAATACGATATATCACTGCAAACGTGCTCCTATGGGTTGGGATATTGAGGAAGAGGTGAATCTTGCAAAGAAGATATGCGTGGTTCTTTTTGAGCAGGAACCGGAGTGTGCTGGTGTTGAACCTATGATGCACCGTAAAGAAATGATGGTAAGCCGTAGAGCCGATGTCAATGATCGTTTTTCTGATCCTGCTTTAGTTGCTGATGCGGATATTGTTAATTCTCTTCCGGAAAAAGGTGAGGATAGCAAATTTTTTGCTTTGAAACCTTCGTTAGACGGTTCTAAAAAACCGGATATGAAATATCTGACGTGGGATAATGCACCGGAAAATCAGAAGCAAGAAGCGGAGGAGTTGGACGATAAGATTCATCGTTTCACTTTCACCCCTAAAATAGACTTTGATACGATGAAGAGCCTTTCCCAGATTTCGGCTAAAGCATTGAAACAGCTTATGCTTTTGGCTGTAATCAAGGCGGACAGACATAAAGAAAGACACGATGAGTATGCAGATCGTATAGCTAGTGTCCTTATTGCTATAATTGGTAACGTTCTGGATATTTCTCTTCGAGGTGAGTGTGATAACCTAGTCGTGGAACATGAATTTCAAGAACCGTTCGGAGAAGATATTGAAGCCGTATTAAAAAATCTGATCTCAACTAAAAATGCCGGTGGTATGTCTGATGAAACATTTATCGAAATGAATCCGATCATCAAGGATGCTAATCTGGAAAAAGAGCGTTTGAGAGCCCAACATGAGCAAGAGTTGCAGGAAGAGAAGGACCGGTATAAACAAGATATTTTCGGTAGTGCAGAATAAAAGGCATGGCAAAGATTGATGAGAACAAGTATAAACGGGCATTACTCCAACGTACCGAAGGATATGCTGCAAGCGTCCGGGTAATCTACCTGGATGTGATGGAACGGCTTATCTCTTTAGCGTTGGAGGTAGAACCAATCCACGACCCTAAGAAGCCTTTTTCTTTCACAGACTATCCTACTATATCAGATAAGGCAAACGTCTTGCTACGGGAATTATATACCCGCGTATATCAACAAATACGATCTGGTGTCATTAATGAATGGGAGCAGGCAAATTTGAAATCGGATGAACTTGTTCGGTCCGTGTTTGGTAAGAAGGTCGTGGATAACGAGCATTTTGCTCGCTACTTTGGGCGTAACAAGAAAGCTATGGATTCTTTCTTTGCACGAAGGTCCGGAGATGATGGATTGAACCTGTCTCAACGTATTTGGAAATATGAAGGACAGTTCCGGCAAGAAATGGAAATGTCTATTGATTGTTGTATCGGGCAAGGAATGTCGGCAAATACGATGGCGGCAAAGGTGAAAAAATACCTGAATGAGCCGGATAAGCTATTTCGACGAGTTCGTGATGAACGGGGAGAGCTTGTTTTATCAAAGAACGCAAAAGCTTATCATCCGGGGGCAGGTCAATATCGTAGTAGTAGCCGCAATGCTCAACGTTTGGCACGGACGGAGCCTAATATTGCATATCGGACAGCCGATCATGAAAGGTGGGCCCAACTTGATTTTGTTGTAGGGATTGAAATAAAACTCTCAAAGAATCATCCGGAAAAGGATATTTGCGATAAACTAGCGGGAGTATATCCAAAAGACTTCAAGTTTACGGGATGGCATTCTAACTGCATGTGCCATGCGATTAGTGTACTTGCTTCGGATGATGAAGTAGATATGCTCACTGATAAGATTCTTACCGGAGAGGATACAGCGGGATTCAAATCGAAAAATGAAGTTACTGAACTGCCAAGTGAGTTTTATTCATGGATGCAGGAAAATGAGGGACGAATTGAAAAGGCAAATAACCGTGGTACTCTTCCGTATTGGATAAAGGATAATCCGCAATATACAGGCGTGAAAGCTAAAGCGATGAACACCGGAGAACGAATGGAGATTCGTAAGAAGTCAAAGGAGAAATATCAATCTTATGGGGAAGAATGGACGAAAGCCTATTTTGATGAGTACAGCGGTGGATTTAATGTTTATCATGCTGAACACCAGTTTACCAACACTGAAGGCGGTGGTGATGCTGAAAAGATGGTTGGTAAGCTATTAGCAAAGAATAATGGAAAACAGGTAGAATTCCTGCCGGAGAATGGTAAAGGCAAAAGTGTACCGGACTTAATGTTTGACGATCATACATGGGATGTGAAATACATTGATAATGCCAATGAGAATACTATTCGCAAATACATGAAGGATGCTCGGAAAGCTGATCGGGCAATATTCTATTTTACGAATGATAAGTACCAAGAGCTTCGTTCTGCTATTAATCGGGAGGTCGGACGCTTTAAAGGTATGGATAGGATAGGGGAGCTTCCGGACGTCTACTACATGGATAAAGAGGGATTGCTAAAACTGTTGTGGAAGTTATAGGTATTATTAAGGAGATTGATTATTTTTATATTTATCTTTGTAAAAAAATAGAGTATGAATGAGTCTTTATCATGGAGTGCTATCATTGCACTTATAGCATTTACTATTCAACAAGTGGTTAAAATTGTTTTGGATATTATAAAAAGCCGTTCAGAGATTGTTTTTAGTAAACTTCATCAAGAACGTGCGGAAGTTGTTAAACAGGTATTTCAGAAAATGACAATCCTGCAGCAAACTTTAATTGATTTAACTAGTATGGCGCAAATTGTAGATAAGAGTGAATCAAAAGAGGATATTCAAAAAAGGTTGAATAGACAATTTAATCAAGCATATATTGAAGCATTGAATTTCTTTTCTTTAAATAGAATTTTTTTGTCACATGGTTTGTGCAATAAAATAAATGATTTGTTATCTGGAATTAGAGTGGCTGCTTTGGATTATGAATATTCATGTAGTACAATAGAAGGAGGTCTTAAATGTAATAACAGGGAATTGATTACAAATGGGACAAGAGAAAAACGACAAATTAGAGATCAAGTACGTAACGAACTGTCGGATTTGTTGAATGAGTTAGAAGACGAATTTAGAAAGCTTCTCGGTGCAAAATAAAAAATAGGCATAGAAACCGTATTTGCTTGTTTTTAAGAAAGACTATTGATTCCATTAGTCATTGCTTACACAAAAGACATACGGAGTGATATATTTAGTAAGAGTAACATAAAGGCTATGTAATTCTCTGATAGAACGAAAATTGAATATTAAAGATAAACGTTCATAGTCGTTTTTAAAGAAGTCTTTTGATATTCCATTCATGGAGTGAATATTATTATAAAAGACACATCTAGAGATACTGTCTAAGGTTGAAATTAACACTTCGTCTTCAAATATAATATTGGGAATATTATTTATTTTATTGATTTTCTCAAATATACTTTCTGCTGTATAATTCAAGCTTTTAGCGTCAGTACTTATGGAATATGCATTTTGAGCCAATACATTTTGATCTATTTCCATATCAAATGAGCAGACTGTTTCGAATTCAATATGAGTTCCCTTTTTTATTTTTGAAAATTCTTTTACTGGTATTTTTCTATAATATTTGTCCTTAACTTCTAGTGAGTAGGTTTTAGTGACATACGCTAGCACCATCTGCATATTATTAGCTATATAAAGCAAATCACTTGATATAATACTTCTAATGACTTTTTCCTTTCTTTTCTCTGGTTTGTACACTAGGATATAGTAGAAGAAAGTACTTGTAATAACTCCAATACTAAAGTCTATAATTAAACTGTTTATTTTATCTATCTTGTCTACAGGATAGTCGCATTCAAAAGATGGAATCCAACCAAAAACGATTTGGATCAATAGAATTATCGAGACGATATTGAGTATTGCTAAAATTAGATGCAGTTTCTTCATGTTTAGATTTAAATTAAAAAATGGGCGGATTATTGCTCCGCCCGGGCTGGTGCAGAAAGCGGGAACATAACTTCCCTCACTCTTTCCACAATGCAAATGTACAAATAAGTTTTAGGAAAACAATAACTTATACCCTATATCCCTCTGATTTTAATCTTTCTAGCTCGTCTGATATTATCTGCTCAAAATATTTAGCAGTAACATTAGGTATGACGAACCACACTGGGCGGGCTCTTGAGACTGGCATTCCTAAACAAACTTTCTTTCCGCTGATTTTGTCTGAATCGTCCCATTCCTTTCTGCTGACGTTCCATCTCATTCCATATACTTTGCTACCTTCCCATTCTAATTCTGCTATTGAAAAAGAATAAAGCCCTCCATCAAATATGACTCTGACAATTTTCATGAATTTTTGGGGCGAAGTTACCTGATTTGGCTTAAAGTAAATCATAATTTTTATAATCTTTAATTTTTGTATTGCAAAGATAATCAGAATATAATTGTTTTGCAATGTTGCGAATTAAGAAAGAAAGGGCGTCCGTTCCGGCCTTGCCCTTTCTTTCTTAAAGATTTGAAACGCTTAAAAACGCCAAAAATTATTTTTCTTTCTTTTTCCTTCTTAATTCACCTAATCGGATAGTGCATTTGTCGTTGCTGTACGGCTTTTCCTCTAGGTGAAATTTAGACTTTAGATAGCCGTAGCTTATTCCTAGCTGTTCAGCGGAGAAAGTGCCGTAGATGGCAGCTTGTGAGCCAAAATAGAAATGCTTCTCCGATTTTCCATCTACTTCTATTGGTTCAGAGAGTTCTACGTGATATACTTTACTTGTCTGCTTCATTTTGCTTTCTTGTTTTCTTTGAATATTTCATCGAATAATTCAATGTATTGTTCGCTATTAGAAACTGTGATGTAGTTTCCTTTTACATTCTGCTCAATATAAATATGCGGTTCGGATTGACATATAAATTCTGATATGAAATTATCTCCATCTCTGAACCAGCTCACACTTGCTATTTGTTTTGCGCCAAATAGTTTAATTAATTGTGTACCGCTTTGGATGAGCATCTTCCTACGTAATTTTTCATCTAAATGATTACTATCAGCAATTGTTTTAAGCGCTTCTCCCAAATCTAAAATGAATTTTCTTCGAATATCTTCATCTTTGAATGCTTTTCTAATTTCGCTCTCGATATTTCCGGATATGTCATATCCTCTTATATACTTAATTTCTCCGGGTCTGTCAAGTGGAAGAATAAACTCTGCACCTTTGTATTTCTTTTCATTTAGAATTTTATGAATGTGTACACCTGTACCCCACTCAAATGGTCTGTCTGTTCCACTATCATGGTTGTCAATTCGGATAGTTTGATTTTTTAATATGCTTGTAAGTTTCTTCATGTTACAGTGTTTTTCATTTTTGCAAATTTAGTTCAAATATAAAGTATCTGATAGAATTTCTGCAAATTTTATTAAAGGTAACCCGAAGGCTACCGATTAAACATCCCCCCACAATTTAACTGCAAGATCATAATTCTTTTGAGCCTCGTTTACTGCTTTTTTTGCGTATGGCAAAGAGAAAGAGTGCTCACGTGGGTACTTGCCGGATTTTAATCCTGCATGGTATTCTTTTGCTTCTTCAAGTTTATGCTCGTATAGGTCGATGCTTTCCGGCATAGACAGATTAATGGTGTTGGCTCTTTTCTCCCAATACTTTGCTTTGTTTTCATGTTCGTAAGCCTTATCGCTGAACTCTGCACATTTACCCATATTGTTCCAGGCATCATCTATCATTTTACGATGTCCTCGTTCGCTATGGTGTCCCACTTTGATAGGCTCGCCTAAAGAAAGGAAATCTCGATGTTTGTTTGATCTTTGAAAATGCTCATTACTCTTTTGCGCTGCTGATGCAGCCCATTCATGACGACGTTCTGCTCTTTGCTTTGCCCATTCTTGAACATTGAACCCGTCAGCTCTAACAATGGAGTAATAGTAAAAACCATCTTTCTCAAACATTAAGTTAAACACTATGCTCTCATTCTCTTTACCATATTTAGTCGATACCAAAATAGTTTCTCCTTTTTCGTGTTGTTCACTGCACTTTGCCAAAAACACATTTGGCACAAATTTACTATATGTATTCATAATTAAGTATGTTGGGCAAGGCTTCCACCCTGCTGTTTAAACTTATATTGCTGCTTTCAATTTTTTTATATCTCTTATTAGTTTTTCTTGCCTTGCTACTTCATTATCTGTCATTCCGTCAAGACCTATACTTGCATACCATTCTGCATTATTGATAGCCTCTTCTAACGCTTTCTCTTTTTGCTCAATCATTTTATTGATAGCTGTTTTATCACCGATTTCAATTAATATCTCTAATTCTGTCTTTTTAACTAAGATGCAGGTTGCTTTCATAATTTGGTGTATTGTGCAGAGCTTTCGCCCTGCTGGTTAATAACATTTGTTTAATTCGTGTTGCTTAAATCGAAATCCACTAATGATTTGTATTGCTTCCTCAATTGGAAAAGACATCGACCAATCGCATGGTAATCCGTGGTCCCCGTGAGGGTCTATAAAGTGAAAGCACGCACCGGAACCATCTTTGTAAAACTCTACACTTAAACATTTGCCATTATTAAGGGCTTCACGAACTTTTTCTATTCTTTCTTTCTGTGTCATAATCAGTTGCGTTAAATGGTTAATAATACTTTTCTGTATAAATTATAAATATATGCGTTTAATAAACTCTTTTGTTAGTTGCAAATATATGTCATATATTTAATATATGAAAGGATTGTATTCGTTTTTTTTGAATTATTTCATTGTTTGATATGTAATTATCTAAAATATTGCAAGTTATGGCTGTGAAAAATAAACGAGTTTAATAAACGCATTTTTGAAATAATTTATATCTTTACCGCAAATTAATCAATTTAGATATGAAGAAGAAACTTTTAGAAGCGTTGAAAACCAAATTTGTGGGTGTTGACGAAGCCATTCTGGAAAGAATGGCAACTAAAAAGGCGGAAGGTGTGACGGATGAAAGTCAGATTACGGGAATTGTAGACGGCATCAACTTTCAAGACGTAGTTAAATCCTACGGGGACTACCGGGCTAATGAAGCGAATGTTTCCTCTGTGAAAAACTATGAGGAAAAGCACGGATTGAAGGACGGTAAACCAGTAACAGCAGGTGGTGAAGGTGAAGGAGCTAACAAAGGGGGTAAGGCGAGTTATACAACGGAAGAGTTGGATAGCTATTTTACTTCAAAGTTGGAAGCTGCAATTAAGCCTTACAAGGATGAGATTGAAACTCTTAAAAAAGATAAGAGCCAGACTGATCGACAAACTACCATATCTAATGCGATGAAGAAACTGGGATTGACAGAGGATGAAATGCAGTTCGTTACAGTACCGGATGATAAGGAGCCAGAAGAATATCTGACTGGTTACAAGCAACATCTTATCACAAAAGGCTTGAAACCTGCAGAAGACAATGGGTCGCAAGCGTCTGATTCACAGGTGCAGGATGCTGTGGCTGCTGACTGGTTGAAATCTTTAGGTGTTCCAGAATAGAACGTTTAATGTTTAATTTACAAATGACATGAAATTTAGAAAAAAGCAAGTTGGTGGATTTCGTCCTATCTGCACTGGTTCTCCGGCTATCGGAGTAGTAGGTGGATTTAATCTGAACAAGGAGAAGGTCAACTATCCGGTTGGCGTGATTATTCCTTCTGCTTCTCTTGCCGAGTATGATGAAACATCGTCCCGGCAAGTTGTCGTGTTGAAAGCATCTCGTGTTGTAGCTATCGATGCAACCGATGCGAAGAAAGTCTCTTTGCAAAATGATGAGTTCCTTTCTCCCATCTTCATGGTAGGGGATCATGTTGCAATGAACGATTCCGGAAACTTTGAGGATACTGTAAGTATCACGAAGATTATTAATGATCGTAACGGCTTTGTCGTCGTGCTTGATAAAGCTATTGCTGGTTTGAAGGTTGGTGATGCTTTGTTTGAAGTGATTGAAGGAACTGCAGAGGGTGAAGGTAAGGCTCCGGCTGTTTTCCCTATTGAGCATCCGCAAGGAATTACTGTGGGGGCTGAACCGATGGGAACTTATATCGGTCTTGACGAGGTATCTGTGGATGTTGCTATCAATTCTAAGGGAGAAATGTACTACAAAAGACGTATTCCCCCTATTCCGGAGAAGTTCATTCAAGGAATGTGCTTGAAAGACAACCCCAACATTCAATTCACTGATTCTTACTAAGAAAGGAGGCTATAAATGAAATCTATTTTTTCGACTTTTAAAATCAATGACGTAAAAACAGGGAAGCCTATTGACTTGATCGGCACGATGCAGATCATGTTTGATAAGGCGACTCTGGAAAATAAAACGCTTTGGGAACAGACCTACGTTGATCGTTGGTTCGATTTCCGTCCTCCTCAACTGGGTTTGACTGCCGAAGGCATCATGGGGAAATATAGTGTTCGTATCCGTGCTTCTATCATCGGAAACGATGCTGATACTCCATTACGCGCTGGTAGAGGGTTTGAATTGTGGAACGGTGAGATTCCCCGTGTAGGCCACAAGTTCAAAACGGATGCGAAGACATTGCGTACCATGCTGATGGTTTACGAAAATAATCGTATTAATCCTGTTCAGAAGTTAAAGGAAATTCAGAAATGTTTGTTCGGTGATTACAAAGATGCTTATCTCGGTTGCAAGGATGTGGCGGATGAAATTATTCTGAAAGCACTCTCTGGTGGTGGTATGGCTATTTTCGACCCGGCTATTGATAATCCGGAAGGACGTAAGTATCTGGTTGATTATGGTATGCCAGAAGAAAACAAACAGATGGTTGATTCTGATAAGGAATGGACCGAGGAGAACATTGATAATGCGGCTATCGATGCAGTACGTATTCTGCAGAAGATTGTTTATGAGTATGCCAATAAAGGCGTTACTTTCGATGCGTTGTTGATGGCTCCTGTTATCAAGTATTGGATGATGCGTAGTATCGGTTCACGTACCGGCTATCTTGGTAAAGATAAGAATACCCGTTCTCTGACAGAGGATGAATTCTCGGCTTATCTGAAATCCATGAAGATTCCTAATATCATCGAAATCAATAAACGGACTGCTTACCAGAAAGACGGTATTTCTACCAATATCAATCCGTGGGATGATAATGTAATTGTATTTATTCCTAAAACGGATGATGGTAAGCTTGGTGAAGTACAACCTGCTTTCGAGGACAATGCTATTATGCCAGACCCATCTGTTCAATACACAGATGCAGGAGATGGCATTCGTATTGCAAAATGGACTACAGGCGAATCTACAGGACAACAGGCCGCAGAGTATACACAAGGCTCTTGGCGTGCAGTTCCTATCATCTCATGTATTAACGCTATCGTTAATCTAAAGGTTAGAAATACGAATGTCGAATATCCCGACGGTGAAGAAGTTCCCGTAGGCTAAAATTCTCTGTATGAAACTCGTAGTAATTAAAAAGTTCCAAGATAAGGAGACAAAGAAGTTTTATCAACCTGGCACAGAAATTACCCATTTTAGTGATGAACGTGCAAAGGACGTAATCAGGCGAAAACTTGTAGTTGAGGTTAAACCGGTTCTTACAGACATTGATATGTCTAAGGGGACAAAAGAAGTTATCTCACAGATTGCTGATTTTGCCGATGTCGAGAAATTGAACGGCTATCTGAATGCTGAAAGTGCGTTAGAGAAGCCTCGTGTAACTGTCGTGAATGCTATTCAAGCAAGACTGGAAGAATTGAAGAAATGACAAATTCGGAGGTATTCATAGCTAAGTGTTTGCACTACAATCCTTCTCCGTTAACGGTGAAAGATTTGTTGGATGATGTGGGGTTGAAACCGGAAGACGATTGCACAGATAAGAGGAAAGTTGTGTCTGCCGTACTTTCCTACTTATCAGGAATGCGTACTTTGTCTTCTGAAAGTGAGGCTGATTGTTCCAACTCGTATGATATTGTCGGCTTGACAAAGCACATATCGATGCTTTGCAAACAGTTTAGTTTCGATACCTCCGAGTTTCTTTCTGGTGATGTGACAGAGATTGAGGACGGTTCTTGTATGTGGTGATATGTGGTATGAAGATAAAATAGAGTTGTATGTTCCAGGTGAAGGCTCCCATGATGAGAACTTTAATCCGGTGCGGATTCCGGAATCATGGTTTCCCCTTGGAGACTGTAAGATTCACGGGAATTCGTCTGCAAAGACTGTTCCGGCTGCCGATGGAAAAGACTTCGTCTATAGCTATCAGATTACAATGTATGTTCCTGCGATTATCCCGGTGCTGAATGACAAAGTGCGCATAACTAAAGCTGACGGTTCTATTTCCCAAAAGGTAATGACGGTTGCCGGTTGTGGCACTACGAAAAGAAAGTTGAGCATATTCTTATGAGTTTGAAACGTACAGGTGATTGGAACAAGGTCACATCGATATTTGATCAGGCCGTTAAACGTGTCGAGCAAGCGGTACTTTTCAATTTATATGTAATCGGTGAAGGTTCGGTAAATCATGCTCGCGAACATGGCACGTATAAAGACCGTACAAGCAATTTACGGAACTCGATAGGTTATGTAATTGCTTACAATGGTGAAATCATAGAATACGGCTTTAAAAAGAGTGCAGGGATAACGGACAAAAAGGCTTTTCATGCTGACTATAAGATTCAGGAGATGATTGGTGATTCTGGTTTTGATTTGATAATTGTAGCAGGTATGAATTATGCCAGACCTGTAGAAAACCGAGGGTATGATGTACTATCATCTACTGAAAAGTATCTGAAACGGGAAGTGCAAACTAAGATTAGGAGGATTCTTTCTAAAGCGGGATTTAATCAATGACAGGACAACAGGCTATAACTGAAATTTGTAAAATACTCGCAGCCGGAAATGTTGGTGTGCGGATTTTCAAGAACAGGAGAGAGACTAATTTCTCTGGTTCTGAATACATTGTAGTCAATCATCTTTCATTTCCGCAAGAAAGCGGTCTGCAGTACGGTTATGCTAATATCAACATTCATGTGAAGGATGCAGATACAGGCGAACCGGATAGCGGAAGGATAGACCATATTTCAGCACTTGTTTTGCCTCTGTTCAAAGAAACGGAAGATGCCGAAGGAAATATCTATACAGCTCGTTTGGGTGCTGAATTCTCTCTTTATGATGATTCGTTCTTTCCTGATGAAGACGGGACGAGTTATCAGAACTATAAAATCAAAGTATCGTATTACAATTAAATAAATTAGTTATGTCAAAAACTGCAGTATATGGTATTGAATACCTAAAATTATCTCCGGCTCTCGAATCCGGAGAAACAGCCGGGACCTTTCCAGACTTTGAAAAGGTAGCTGCCAAATTCCTTGTTAAAGCTATTGTGAAGGATTCAATGTCTTTCAACGATCAGGCACCGGGAGATACGGATATTGAGGTCGAAGATATGAACACTCTCTATGCTTCTCTTCCGTCTGATGCCGGTAGTGAGGGCTTTACAGTCCAAACTTACGACATGGGCGAGGAAGCCTACAAATATCTTATGGGATATACGAAGAACGGAGAGTGGAATGAAGAAACTCCCGGGTTCACTCTCACTAATCAAGGCGTGGAGTTAAAAACGAAAGAATTCCAAGATTTCCCGTCTCGTATCTTCCAATGGGCCCGTATGAAAGTAAAAGTCACCAAAACAGGAAACATCGGTAAATCTGGTTTCCCTAACTTCAATCTTGAATTCAAGAAACTTGCTAATCTCAATAAGACTGGTGAGGAAGTATGTGGGGCACGTAACAAGATTTACACTGTCCCGGAAGGCTGATAAGGGAAGCGGGATAGTTCAGTGGTAGAACATTAGGTTGCGGGTTACTGCCTAAGTGTCGCCGGTTCGAATCCGGCTTCCGCTACATAGTTTTTGGGTGAAAGGATGATTGTTGAAATGTGAGTAGGGATAACGAGCATTGTGGCATCATCGAAAAGGTTGTTTCAGGTGTCCCGGTCATTACGGGCCGGGACTTTTTAATTTGAGGTAAAGATGGAAAAAGACAATGTACAAAAGCAGGTTGCCGACACTATTGCAGAGCGCCCTATTTTTCTTTGGTTTGGTATGATTCCTTTCATGGTTAGGCCATTGACGTTTACACAGTTGTTTGATATTGGTTCTATTTCGAAGGATATGAAGGAAGTAGACCAGGCGAAGCTAAACGGTCGGACAAGCGTGTCGGCCACTCTTGTATATTATGAGGAAGCGGATAGGATGTCTGATATCGCAGTAATGACGATCTTTCGTAGCGTCTGGAAAAGAAAGCTGTTTGGTGGATTTATCAAGAAAAGATTAACGGTTCGCAAATACAAGAAGTTGCAGGACTATATGGCACAGACTATGGATGCCACTTTTTTTTTAAGCACTATCATTTTCCTAAAAGGTCTAAACGAGACAACGAAACCGACGAATACACCAGAAGCGACAGCCCTTGGTCAACAATTAGCGGAGTGATGAAATACTACCGTATGAGTTATGAGGAGGTTGTCAATGAAAGGTCATATTCCAATATCATGTTACTCAATGCGGCTATTCCTGGTACTAAGCCAAAGGAAGAAGGAGAAAAAGAAAAGTCAAAGGAACTTCATGCTAACGAATATTTTGCTCAATTCATGTAAAGATGGAGACACAGGGAACAATAGGTATTAAGGCTACTCTGGATATTTCTGAAATGCAGAGAAACGTTCAGAAATACGTTCAGAATATTGACATGATGCAGGACCATACAGATGCGGCTAGTCAGTCTGTAGCTAGGTCTTTCTCACAGATGAAGGCTGCCGGTATGGCTTTCTTATCTATCGATCTGGCGAAACGGTTTGCTTCGGAAATGGTTTCAGTTTATGGTACTTTCCAACAACTTGAAATCAAATTTACCTCAATGCTACAATCTGGGGAAAAGGCACAGAAGTTGATGGGAGAACTCGTAAACTTTGCCGCTACCACTCCTTTTGACCTTAAAGGTGTTTCCCAAAGTGCAACTCAACTCGTGGCCTATGGTACAGCCTCCGAGGATGTCATAGAGAAACTTACTCGTCTTGGAAATATTGCAGCCGGATTAAGTCAGCCTATTGGTGACCTGGTCTATCTTTATGGTACAAGTATGACGCAAGGCAAACTTATGACACAGGACTTGAATCAATTTGCCGGGCGTGGTGTACCTATTTTCTCCGAACTAGCAAAGGTTATGGGAGTTAATAAGGATAAAGTTAAGGATTTGGCTGCAGAGGGTAAGATTGGTTTTGACAAGTTGGAACAGGTTGTTGACAACCTTACCAATAAGGGAGGAATGTTCTTCAACCTCATGCAAGAACAATCTAAATCCGTATCTGGTAAGATTTCTAACATAGGTGATAATCTTGATATGATGTTCAATGAGCTAGGTCAGGCAAGTGATGGAGTTATTAATACAGCTCTTGATGGTACAGCTTACTTAATTGAACATTATCAGGAAGTCGGCACTGCTCTCGCTGCTCTCATAGCTATGTATGGAGTTCAGAAAGCTGCTATTATCGCAGTTGCATCTGTTCAGAGTACGGTAACTGGTATAAAATATACTGCTGAGATTACAGAACTTTCGAAATTAATCCCTGCCAAGGAAAAGTCTGCTAATGCTGATCTGGAACAGGCTGTAGCAAGTGGAAGATTAACGCAGGCAAAAGCGGAATTAATTGCATCTATGCGTGTGGAAGCTGCTGCAAATGTAGAATCTTTGCGTTTAAAGGCATTGCAAGCTAAGTCACAATACGAAGAGGCTATTAATACTGCAAGTCTTGCGGCTGCTAATTTTGAAGCTGCTGAATTAGAGGTAGCGGCAGCTAACATGAAATATAATGCTGCATTAAAAACAGGTAACGCTAGAAGTATAGAAATAGCGGAGACACAACTTGCAACAGCAGAGAGCAATAAATATTCTGCGGCCAAACAACTTGAAGCAGCTAGAACAAATGCAACAACGGCCTACACGAACTCTTCTACTGCGAGCAAAGTGGCAGAAACTGCGGCTACTCAACTTAATACAGTATCGCAGAATGTAAATACGAGATCAACAAACTTTTTGACTGTTGCCAAGACGAGATTAGCTGCAGCATCAAAAGCGTTAGGTTTGTCAATGCTTACAAATCCTTATGTATTGGCTGCGGCTGCTATAGTTGGGTTATCTTATGGAATTTATAAGCTAGTAACTTATCAGACGGATGCAGAGAAGGCCCAAGTGAAATTGAACAAACGTATACAGGAATTCAATTCTGAAACGAATGCTGAACAGGCAGAAATAGATCGTTTGTTCGGAAAACTAGATAAGGCAAAGAAAGGTACAGAAGATTACGATGATGCAAAGAAATCCATTTTAGATAAGTATGGTGAATACTTAAAGGGGTTAGGTGATGAAAAAAACGCTTTAGATGATGTTGCGAGAGCATACGGGGCTGTTAGTGCGGCCGCTAAACAGGCGGCACTTGATAGAGCTATTGCGGATTCTCATTCTACAGCTCAAAAAGATTGGGCGGATAAGCAGGGTGAACTTACTGGAGATTTGGAAAAAGCTATTCGAGATTCGGATAATTTCAGGGGTAAGAAAGGCTCTGAAAGGGAAATTTCTGCGATTATGCAGATGATAAAGAATGATTTGAAGTCTGGTGGAGGGTTATCTTCTGAAACTCAAAAAATAGTGGATACTCTTACGAAACAATATACAACTACGACTAATATTGTTCCAGGTGTATCAACGGAGGAAACAAGAATAGGTAATGACGTTCAGGTTTATATTGATCGCATGATTGCGAATAACAAACTGCTTGAGAATACTTATAAGGATATTCATGAAAAATTAGGCTATGATACTAATGAATATATCAATCTGACAGCCGAACAGATTGCAAAAGATATAGCTATGTATCAAGCTGCTCTTGAACGCTTCAACAAATCAGGAAAGAAACAAGTTGCTATCAGACATGATGGTTCCGTCAGTAATCTTATGGGGGAAGGAGAGATGCTGAATAATATTCGTTTGTTGAAAGAAGCGCAAGCATTGAATAAAGGTAAGGCAGACGAAGAAGCTAAAAAAAATAAGGTTCCTGATATTACAAAAGAGGTTACCGATGCTACTGCAAAGGTGGAAAAGCTTAAACAGGAAATTGAAGATTTGCGGAGTGGTAAAACCAAAGTGGATGCAGGTAAAACCGTAAAGTCTGTTCTTGAAGATAAAGCTAAAGAGTTGAAAGAGGCTGAATCTGCTTTGGCGACATTGACAGGGAATGATAAACAAACATTGAACTCCAAAAAAAAGAAAAAGGAGGAAGAGAATAAACTTAAAGTTGAGCAGGCCGAGCTCCAGCGGAAGATTGATGAGCAGAATCAACAGGATATAGAGAAAGCTGTACAGGCTGAACTTGAACTCTCTCAAGCTAAGATTGATGCCATGGACGAAGGTTTCAAGAAACAGCAGGAACAAATTCAACTTAATTATCGGAAAGCCAAAGCTGACAATGATCGTCGTGCTGCTGAATATGTAAAGGACCAACAGGACACGGAGCGTAAAGAGTGGGAGAAAGAACATCCGAAGTATAAAGAGGAAGGCCTTGTTTTTGTTCCCAAAACAAAAACTAAAGATGACCTTTCACAGAAGAAGCAGGATACGCTAAATGAATATGATAAGGTTGCTGTTGAGACAAGGGAAAAGGCGGAAGCAACTTTATCTAAAGCTCTTTTGGAGCAGTACCAGAATTACACCGATGAAAGGCTTGCAATCGAGAAGAAGTTCAATGATGATATTGAAGCTCTTCGTATTCAAAGGGAGAGGTTTCAGAAGGAAGGCAAAACGGAGAAAGTTCAGCAGACAGACCGTTCAATAGCACAGGCTACAAAAATGAAGGGTGAATCCCTCATGGGGTTTGATTATGAGCAGTTGAAAAAATCTCCGGACTATATACGTGCCTTTGAAAATTTAAAGGAAACGTCTACTGAAACATTGAATTCCCTTCTTACTCAATTTGAAAATGCGAAAAGTGCGGCAGCGCAAGTTTTGTCTCCCGATCAACTTCGCGAATATACGAGTACAATTCAATCCATCATGGACGAACTGGATTCCCGTAATCCGTTTCAGTCATTATCTGATAAGAAGAAAGAACTCGCAGAAGCGGAGGAAGAGCTAGCTAATGCACAGATAGAGTTAGAAAATGCCAAGGTAAAGGCCGAAGCAGTCAAAGGTGGCTCTAAGATTGAAAATGGGATTTCTTCATCCAAGTATAATCCTGCAACCGGTAAGATTGAATCTACAAAATCTTATTTGTCCGAAGCGCAGGCACTTGATCTAGTAAAGAAGAAAACCGAAAAGTATAATGCGGCAAAAGATAAGGTTGTAAAAAAGGACAATCAGGTAAAGAAGGCAGAAAAAGAAGTTAGAACACAGATTTCGGAGTTAGCGGATACCATAGACGAACTGGGTAAGTCGATTGGTGGTCCGGCTGGTGAGATCATTTCCCTTATTGGCAGTATTGGCTCATTTACAATGACTGCAATGGCAGGGGTTGAAGCTGCTGCCGATACCTCTGCTAATGCAATAAGTACAGTTGAAAAGGCGTCTGTTATTCTAGCTATCATTGGTGCAGCCGTTCAGATAGCCATGAAAATCTTCGATATGTTCGGTAAGGATGATACGACCGAGAAATACGAGAAAGCGAAAGAAGCGTATGAATCCTATATCAATATCCTTGATCGAGTAATTGAGAAGCAACTGGAGCTAGCGGAAACTCTTACGGGAGACACGGCAAATGCTGTATATGAAGCAGCTATCGCTAACATAAAATTGCAAAGTGAGAATGCTAAAGTACTAGGCAAACAGTATTTGAACTCCGGTGCATCTGGGAAATCTCATTCAAAAGGTTACAGTGAAGTAGATGATATGTCCGGTGAAGGATGGAAGCAGGCTGCAAAAGCATTAGGCATGTCGGTAAATGAATTTAAAAATAAAATGGGCGGTCGTATGACCGGTCTATTTGATTTGACTGATGAACAACTTTTAAAATTGCAATCGGATGCCGGTATCTTCTGGTCCCAACTTGATTCAGACACGCAGAAATTTGCCGATCAAATTGCAAATGGTGTAGGGAAGGTTGCAGAGGTATTGGAACAACAAATAGCTGATACAACTCTTATTGATTACGATTCTCTTCGTTCAGACTTTCAGGACTTAATTTCTGATATGGATGCCGATTCGGCAGACTTTGCCGACAACTTCGAGGATTATATGCGAAATGCTATTCTCAATTCCATGCTTAAAGAAGAATATATGGACAGATTAATAGCGTGGAGGGAGAAGCTATATAATGCAATGGACGATGGGGTAACCGAAGATGAATATAACGATCTGAAAAAGGAAGGACAGAAGATTTCCGATGAGATGAAAGCAAAGCGTGATGCCATGGCAGAGATGTATGGGTGGACTACTGATGAGGATTCGGAACGCGAAGCATCAAAAAAAGGGTTTGCTTCCATGTCACAAGATTCTGCAGACGAATTGAATGGTAGATTCACAATGGCTAATGTTTTGATAGCAGACATAAAAACAGAGCTACAGTCTCATACTCTCATTTTCCAAGGTATCATTTCTGGTGTTGGAGATATTAAAACCATATCTGCATCCATAAATGAAAACGTGAAAATTATCAAGGATAATATGAATACCATTGTTGGACACCTTTCGAATATTGATACTAATACAGCTAGATTGGAAGGTATAGAAAAGGATATGAAGTCGATGAAAGCAGGTATTGAAAAGATAAATGATAAAGGGATAAAGCTCGTAAGATGAAAGGAATTTGCTTTATAGATGGAGAGAATACATATACCACTCTCGGTATATTTATTATAAAAGGAAGCTATGATAATCTTGTGGCATTTCCTCCTGCCAAAGAATCGGATGATAAAAATGATTGGCCGGAAGAAGATGGTATTGAAATAGACCTTTCTAGCTTGACGTTAAACACCTATGAATTGAGTATTGATTTTGCCTGTAAAGACGATCTGGGATTTAGTGGATTAGTTGCTATTTTATCAGATATGGGATATCATGATTTTTATTTTCCTATTCTTGATAGAACCTATCGTTTACGTCTTTCCTCACAGAACAGTTATACAATCTATCCGGGATTTCAAGTCGTGAAGATAACTTTTGCCAACGACTTCCCCCGCGAAGCAAATTATGAATACCAGGAACCTGTTTGTTCCATTCCTCTACCAAGGGGGTACGAAATAGATGATCGTGATTTATCGGAATATGGTGTAGTCATTTTGAAAGGCAGTAATGCTGAAATACTGAAATCTCCGGCAGTAAAAAAGAACTTACTACAGAATTTCAAACGTCAGGATGGAGCTGTCTACGACGGTGAAATAGTGAAGTTTCAGACAAAGGAAGTTTCTTTAAAGTGCCTGATGCGGGCAACGGATATTCGAACTTTTTGGCAGAGCTATGATGCCTTACTCTATGATCTAACTAAACTGACTATGAAGACCGATAATGAAGGTTATGAATATTCCGATGCGGAGAGGGTATTATACTGTGATGGATGGAGTGAAAGTTATCCTTGCTACTATAAAGATTGCCAGACAAACAATTTTATGTTAAGAGGTGGTGTCTGGTGGGAATTTACTTTGAATCTCGTGTTTACTTGCTTCCGGATCAGAGAAACGGAGTTTTTGCTTTCATCCGAAGCGGGCGAGTTCATTATAACAGAGGACGGAGAATTTTATATTGACTTAAATTGATTGCCATGCCATTAAAAAAGAAAAGAATATCAGAATTGAATGAAGCCAGCGACATGAAAGGCTTCTACACCATCGGTTACAGGATAGTAAACGGTGTCAAAACGAGCTTGAAATTCGGGCTAGAGAAGATTCAGACGGCATTAGATAATATGCTCAAAGCTACAAGCGATGCCAAAACTGCTACTACCGATATGCGGCAATTAGAAGCTACTGTTGAAGGTAATGAATCAGCCCGTGAAACTGCTGAATCCCGTCGTAATGCTTCCGAGCAGTCGAGGCAAACGGCTGAAACCGGACGTTCTCGTGAAGAACAGGCCCGGGAAGCTGCTGAATCCGTTCGTATCACTAATGAAAATGCACGTAAGACAGCCGAAACAGGTCGTTCTTCTGCTGAAACTGCACGGGACAATGCAGAAAAGAAACGTGTTACTGACGAAGGTACACGAGAATCTAATGAGCAAGCTAGAAAGAATGCTGAAACAGTGAGAGGCAATGCTGAATCCGAACGTGTAACTAATGAGAATGCCCGCAAATCAGCTGAAAGTACGCGATCATCCGAAGAAGATAAGAGAAAGTCTGCCGAAACCGCACGTGCCACGGCTGAAACTGGACGTTCCTCTGCTGAAACGAAAAGAGCCCAGAATGAAGATGCCCGCAAATCTACCGAAGAAGCACGTGTTATAGCGGAAGGCAAGCGGGTAACTGCTGAAACTGGGCGTGTTGATACAGAAACAAAACGTGTTTCGGAGGAACAAACACGTAAAAGTAATGAAGATGCCCGTAAGACTGCCGAAACAAGCCGTTCCTCTGCTGAATCGGAACGTGTAAAGGAAGAAGATAAACGAAAAACCGCTGAAACAGGTCGTTCTACCGCTGAATCCGAACGTGCTACTGCGGAAAATAAAAGAAAAGCGGATGAAGTCATAAGAGGCAATAATGAAACTGCCCGTGTCTCTGCTGAAACTACCCGTAATCAATCTGAAACGGCTCGTATTAATGCCGAGAATGCACGCAAGACCGCCGAGGATGCTCGCGTATCTGCCGAGACTAAACGGACAACAGCCGAAACCGCACGTGCCACGGCTGAATCAGGTCGTTCCTCTGCTGAAACAATCAGAGTTCAGAATGAAGATGAGCGTAAATCTACCGAAGCAGCACGTAAAGTTGATGAGACCAACCGGGCTAAGGCGGAAGTGGAACGTGTTAAAGCGGAAGAAGCTCGTAAAGCTGAATATGGCGGCATTGTAGATGAGATGAACCAAGCTACAGAAGATGCAACTGCACAACTAGGACTTGTAAAGACGGCTACTGATAATGCAAATGCTGCAGCAACACTCGCAAATCAAAAAGCAACCTTGGCAGGTGAGAAAGCTGCCAAGGCCGATGCTGCCGCTGGTAGTGTCAATGCTGCAAAAGATGCTGCAACGACTGCAGCGAACAATGCTAATGCAGCCAAGACAGCATCGGAAGTCCAAACCGCTTTGGCTAAAAAAGCAACAGATGATGCTAATGCGGCCAAGGATGCATCTGTAATACAAACGGGTTTAGCGAAGAAGGCTACCGATGATGCGAACGCCGCTGCGATAGCTGCGAATAATGCAGTATCCGGCGTTGACGCTAAAGTACAAGCAGCTATCGACAAACTGGTAGCCGGTGCTCCGGACGCTCTTGATACACTGATTGAGTTAGCGAACGCCCTGAACAACGATCCGAATTTTGCTGCCACTATGACAACAGAGCTAGGAAAGAAACTTAATGTTTCCGATATTGTTAATAATCTGACAAGTGGAGGAACTGGTAAAGCTCTTTCTGCAGAGCAGGGAAAAGCTTTGAAAGCTGCTTTGGACTCACATAATCATGATGCAGTATATGAGAAGATTATTACCAAACTTACCGCTTTTAATAAGAATTTCGGAAGCTCTGCCGGGACCGTGTGTGAGGGAAATGATTCGCGTTTGAGTAATGCACGGCCTCCATTAGCACATGCGCATAAAGTATCTGAAATCAGTGATTTCCCTTCTTCTATGCCCGCTAGTGACGTATACTCTTGGGCGAAGGCTGCATCCAAACCAACCTATACGGCAAGCGAAGTAGGCGCTTCTCCATCAGGTCACAATCATACCGGTACATACGAACCTGCATTCACTAAAAACTCTGCCTTTAATAAGAATTTTGGTAGTGCAGAAGGGACGGTATGCCAAGGAAACGATGATCGGCTAAGTAATGCACGGCCTCCATTAGCGCATACGCATAAGGTATCTGAAATCAGTGATTTCCCCACCTCTATGCCTGCAAGTGATGTGCCGTCATGGGCGAAGGCTGCTAGTAAACCTAGTTACACAGCGAGCGAGGTTGGCGCTTCTCCTTCTAATCACAACCATGCCGGAGTATATCAACCTGCAGGTAGTTATGCGGCGTCATCGCACGGTCATAATGCGTCTGATATAACTCCTGATAGTACTCATCGCTTTGTTACCGATACGGAAAAAGAGACTTGGAACAGTAAGGCTGCAGGAAACCATAACCATGATTCTACGTATCAACCAAAGGGGGATTATGCACCTGCTTCACATAAGCATTCGGCATCTGACATCACGGATGATATCACACATAGATTTGTAACGGATTCTGAAAAGACAAATTGGAATGGTAAGGCGGCAGGAAATCACAACCACGATTCGGTATATCAAGCAAAGGGTAATTATGCGGCAGCGACACATAAGCACGGAGCGTCAGAAATAAATGAAGATGAGACACACAGGTTTATGACTGATGCTGAACGTACCAAGTTAAGCGGAATCGCTGCAGGAGCAAATAACTACACTCATCCGGATACACACCCCGCATCAATGATTGAAGAAAGCACGTCAAGAAAATTTATGACTGATGCAGAGAAAACTTTACTAAGTTCTCTCGGGACTACGTATGCTTTAGCTGATCTATCGAACGCAACAAGCAAATCTTTTGGTTCTTCGTCAAGTTATATGAAATTTAATAATGGGCTATTGATTCAGTGGGGCACGAAAACTGGAGCTATAGGATTCTCCTCATTATATTTGCCTATAAGTTTCCTCGATACAAACTATAGTGTACAACTAACAGGTGTATCGAGTTCAAAAGATGAGGTTATAGTATATTCCCCCACTGTGTATATAACTAAAACTGTATCTTCATTTCAATTTGCTACTAGATATATAGCGTCCGGAGGAGAAATAGCATGGACAGGCTGGCAGTTTACCTGGTTTGCGATTGGTCGCTGGAAATAACTTTAAAAAATAAGATATATGAAGTATTGGAAACAAGGATTCTACGACGAGCCAGTGGAAGGTTCGGTAGAAATTACAGATGAGTATTATCAGGAGTTGTTAGCTGGTCAATCAGGTGGATTGATAATAACAGAAAGTAGGAAAGGCTACCCTATTTTGGTAGAATATGAGTATGACATTGAAGAAGTGCGAAAAATGAAAATAACTGAAATACAGTCGTTTGACAAATCTGGCAATGTCAATTCTTTTAAATTACGAGCTAAAAGTATATGGTTAGATAAGTCTACACGTGTTGGATTATTTAACTCAATTTCGATTGAAAAAGAAGCGGGTAAAACAGAAACGGTATTATGGTATGATGCGGTGAAATATGTCATTCCGATACCAGATGCGCTAGATATGTTGAATACCCTTGAATTGTATGCACTAAACTGCTACAATGTTACACAATCGCACATTGCAGCAGTCAGATCATTGCAGACAATTGAGGAAATTGAAAACTATGATTATACGGTCGGTTATCCGGTGAAACTTAGCTTTCCCGGATAGCCTACATAATAGTTGTATGCTTTAATTTCTTCTTTTGTCTCTAGCTGTTGAATAGCCTTCGTATGCCTTTGTGTCGTGTTAAAACAAGCAAGGGCATACAATTCTAGCTGTTGTAAAATGTCAATAGCTCTTTCGATTGATAAGACAAACTTTGTATCACCAATCCAAATACTTGTTTCAGATCGCCCGGCTTCTTTCTCAATATTGATTGAGTTCATAAGCCCGACGCGTGTAGACTTGTTTAGCCATCCCAATACTCCGTTTATACTGAACTGATTCACTGCTTCAGATGAATCGAACAATCGTAATTCATCAAGTTTTTGCGCTCTGATTTCTTCTATAGAAGCTTCATGCACAACTAAGATCGGACATCCTTTCTTACTTTCAGCTATGAGTAACCCTGCCGATTGACCCGCTAGTAGTTGATTGTAATATTCATCCGTAATTTCTACCGAACCTTCTTGGTATTCGTCGTAGAATCCATTTTTCCAATACTTCATAATATTTGTTTTTTAGTTATTTCCAACGCCCGATCGCAAACCATGTAAAATTCCAGCCAGTCCAAACGATAGCCGGAGTTGAATTTATTCCGCGAGTGAGAACTTTACAATATGATGTATATTTACCATTAAGGTCATACCCCGGAGCATATATAAAAGATTCACTTGTATTATTTACTGCTCCAGTGAAATAAATGTTATAATCAGTATTATAGAAAGTGGTAGGAAAATATAGACTAATTGCTCCCCCCGTTGCTCCTGCTCTTGTTCCCCATTGCATTAATAAGCCATTACTATACTTGATATATCCATTTTGTCCTAAACTTTGACCAGACGATTGAATCGCATTAGTTCCGAGAGAACTTTGCCAAATAACTGCGGCAAAAATCAATACTATTTTTCTACTAAAACAATTCATAAGCAAATTGGTGTTATAATATTTTCTACTTCCATCTTCCTATTGCGATCCATCCGAATATCTCCCCAGCTTCAATTGTTGGACCTACCGAATAGACTTTGAAATAAGATATATTTTTCCCATTTATCATTTTTACTATAGAATTCATAACAGAAGAAATAGCAGTAGTTACTACAACATACGAGGTATTATAAAAACTAGTAGGAAAGTAAACTATTTGATTTACCCCATTTCCTCCAGTTCCCCACTGAATCAATAACCCATCCGGTAGCTTATAATATCCGTTCTGGGAAAGGCTTTTTGTTGACACATTGGAAAAATCTTTTAATGCGGCGTTCGTCCCGAGAGAACTTTGCCAAATTATGGTCACTAAAAGTAGTACCAATTTTCTACTAAACCCACTCATTATTATTTTCATGTTGTAATTTATTGTATCATTTCCAACGCCCAATAGCCATCCAATCAAAAGTTTCTTGTGACAACCCAGTGGTTCCTCCAGAGGCGTAATTTCTATTAATATAAAATCGACTAACTGTCTTAGTTGAATCATCGATAGGTGATGCGGAATAAACACTACTGTCAGATGAAGGCTTGTAAACAGTCGCAAATATCTTATAGAATTTATCATAAAAAGTTGCAGGCATAATTATGGCATAACTTGTGATTGAAGAACCTGAAACCTTTCCCCATTGAATTAGTAATCCATCTTCGTATTTGCGATAGCCGTTTTGTCCTAGATTTTGCGAGCTAATTTGCGCAGATTTTGTTCCGAGAGAACTTTGCCAAATTACAAGCAATAAAAGTAATACCAATTTTCTACTAAATCTCTCCATAATCAAATTGATGTTATAATATTTCTATTTTCAACGACCTATAGCTATCCAGTCAAATGAACGAGTACTACTTCCTACGGTTATACTATTATCTGCAAGTAGAAACTTTCGCATGACATTTACATAAGATGCTGATTTATTATACGGTAAAGCAGTATATAATGTATGTTCATTAGATACTGTCTCCATCGTAGTCACAAATTGATAGGAGGCATCATGAAAAGAAATAGGGAACCATATAGTTGCACTTCCCGCTGATGAATTAGTTAAATGCCCCCATTGAATTAGTAGGCCATCTTCATATTTTCGATAACCGTTTTGTCCCAAATTTTGCTCTTTAATTTGCGCAGATTTTGTCCCGAGAGAACTTAGGTATAAAAACAGGCTTTGAATAGGGTGGGAGGAGGCTATTTAAACTTTATTTGGTTACTGACTTATATTGTTCTTATTCTTTATTTTCTATTTTTTTATCCTTGCATGTGTGTTTAATAAACGCTTATTTGTTATCTTTGAGCCGAACATATTTCATTGATTGATAGCTTATAATAGATATGATTACTTTATATAATGGTTCAGAAGAAATAAAGCTCGAAGTAAAAGATGAAAGCTACTCTTATGAAGCGATCATGGAGGAGTGCTCATTAACTTTATATTTCGATTATCCCGGATATCTTGAAATTCCGGTTGGTTCCTACTGTGACCTTTACGGAAAACGTTATTTTCTCAAGAAAGATAGTAGCTTCAAGAAAAACGGAGAGCGTAACTTTGAGTACACTTTAATTCTTGAAACAGGAATATATGATACGATGTTGTGGAAAGTGCGTAATACTCTTGATAGGCGTATCAAATTCCCATATACTGCTAAACCAAATGAGCACCTTCGGTTATTGGTTGAGAATCTAAATCGTCGTGGTATTGGCTGGAAAATAGGTGATTGCATCGAAGGTACAGAGAAAGTTATCAATTATAGTCATACGTACATTCATGATGCTTTGAACCAGCTTGCGGATATGTACGAAACAGAGTGGGAAATTACCGAGGAAACTGTGAATGGAAAGCAAATTAAGACTATCCATCTGCGTAAAGTAGAATATAACAAAGAGAATCCTTTGAAACTGTCATACGGGAAAGGGCATGGATTTAAAGTAGGAGTAGGGCGACAGTTTGGGGAGATACCGCCCGAAATTATTCTGGTTGACACGACAGATCGGAATATTGACTATTCTACGTACGGAGCAAAGAATCTATTGCTGCCAAAGGATAAGACCCTTGTTTATGAAGGTAGGATTTATAAAACTGATGTGGATGGGACTTGTGTCATGCGTGCTGACAAAGAGCTTACAACAGCAAAGGAAGATAGTCTGGATTGCACGGCTATTTATCCTTCCCGTGTCGGTACTGTCAGTGCTGTTATTGAGGTGAACAAGGAGAATAACTTCTTTGACTTTGTAGATAAAGACATCCCGGAAGAGTTGAATTTTGAGGATTGTTTGATTGCAGGAGAAACAATGACGGTTATTTTCCAGACTGGTATGCTTACAGGCAAGGAGTTCGAAGTAAAGTATATCCATGAAGCGAAAGACAAGAAAGAGGCACGTCGATTTGAAATTGTTCCGCAGGAAATTGATGGTATTACTATGCCGGAGCCGGAAGTCTGGCGACCGAAGGTTGGTGATACATACGCAGTGTTCGGAATGCAATTGCCGAAGGCTTATATCTGTAACGATAGCACACAAACGGGTGCGAGCTGGGAAGCTTTCAAGGAAGCAGCCAAGTACCTGTACGAGCATGAAGATAAGAAGTTCACATTTACCGGCACGCTCGATGGAATTTGGGCTAAAAAACGCTGGTTGGAGATAGGCGGAAAGATTGTGCTAGGTGGATATGTGAACTTCTCTGACACACAGTTTCATCCAGAAGGTTCTCTTATCCGGATGATCGGAATCAAACACTATGTTAATAATCCATATTCTCCGGAAATAGAGTTGTCTAACGAACCGATAGGTACGTCTGTTTCAAGTGATCTGAACAAGATTGAAACTAACGAGGTGACAGTTATTGAGAAGCATAAGGACGCTTTACAATTCACTAAACGTCGTTTCCGTGACGCAAAGGAAACGATGTCTATGCTTGAAGATGCACTGTTGAACTTCTCCGGCTCTGTCAATCCGATAACCGTTTCAACCATGCAACTACTTGTCGGAGACGAAAGCTTGCAATTTCGTTTTGTCAATTCAAAAACGAATCCGGTTCAGGTATCTCATAATATTACTTTCAATACAAGTACAAAGATACTGAACGCTCCGGCAGGAATCCTTCAGCATTTGACACTCGGTATTAGTTCTCTTTCTTCTTCACATAAGGCAGACGAATATAAGTACTGGGATATGGCTGAATACAATTCTCCGGCACTCATTGACCCGGAAAAGAAATATTATCTATATGCTAAAGTTGGCAAGGAGAATCAAGCTGGAACATTCCTCTTGAGTGAAACAGCTATTAAAATGGAACTGATAACTGGATATTATCATTTACTCACCGGAGTGCTTAACAGCGAGTATGAAGGTAGTAGAAGTTTTGTTCAGCTATACGGATTTACTGAAATTCTGCCGGGCCGCGTAACAACAGAAAGAATCCTTTCTCCGGATGGTGATACATATTTCGATCTAGTAAAAAGTGAGATAGGCGGTAACATTCAAATTAAAGCCGGTTCCTCCGGATTGGAGAATCTGTCTGAATGGGAAGCAGCTCACAAAGAAATTGAAGATGCTGCGAAGGCGGCGGAACAGGCTAATAATGCAGTTGATGGCTTACATGACTATGTGGATGGGGCATTTGCGGATGGCATTATTACGGAAGCCGAAGCAAAAGCTATTGAAAAGTATATCAATACTGTCAACAATACCAAACAAGCTATCGAAGCGACCTACAATAAGCTATATACGAATGTTTATTTATCAGGGCCTGCAAAGATCGGTTTGCTTAATGCTAAGGTTACATTGATGGGAAGTATTGAGAACCTTATAAATGCTATTAATACGGTCATCGCTGACGGACAGACCACTGTAGAGGAAAAAAGAGATGTAGATAATAAGTTTACTCTGTTTAATTCAGCCTTAGCGACTTTCAATACAGCTGTTGAGGAAGCTAATAAGGCAATACAGGATAAACTAAAGGAATATTCCGACGAGGCACTGAAACAAGCGATGCAAGCTTTAGAGGACGCTGCAGATGCTGCTAAAGCTGCACAAGAAGCTGCCGATTCAGTTGAAGGATTGCATAATTATGTAGATGGCGCATTTGCGGACGGCATTATAGACGAGGCGGAAGCTAAAGCTATTGAGAAATACTTAAATATAGTCAGAAATACGAAATCTGCTGTTGAAGCTACATATAGCAAACTATATGTGAACGCTTATCTGGAAGGCTCTGCTAAAACAGATTTACTTAATGCTAAGGTATCCATATCCGGTGCTATTGATAATCTTATAGCTGCAATCAATATAGCTATTGCAGACGGTCAAACAACTGTTGAGGAAAAAAAGAATGTAGATGATAAGTTCGCTTTATTCAACTCTGCTTTAGCTAGTTTCAATACAGCCGTTGAAGGAGCAAACAAAGCCATACAAGACAAACTGAAAAGCTATTCCGATGAGTGTACAGCCGATTTGAAAGTACTCAATACTCAAATCTCCGCACAAGTAACTCGAGTTGACAGCCTGACGCAGCGGATAGATACTGCCGGGTGGATAACGACTTCCGACGGTAATAAGATATATGCTTCTAAAGAGCTGGAAAACGGTAATACGCTTATATCTTATATTAACCAGGCAGCAGGTGAAACGACGATTCATTCATCTAAAATTAATTTGGAAGGTGCTGTTACAATCACCGCACTGCATAGTGATCTGCAGACAATGATTAACTCCAAGATTGATCGAGACGGATTGGGTAAATTAGCATTTGAGGATGCAGTCGAATATGCAAAACTTGGTACTACCATTGTTGTAGGTGGGTATTTGAATACTGACTATATCCGTGTGAAACGTATTGATGCGGACGGCGCAAAGGTTGGAGGATTCACTATTGATAACGGTCGGTTAGTCTGGAAAGCGGGTGATTATTTCGGGGATATTTCCCGCAGTCTGAAATTGGGATATAGTACCACCTCGAAAGAAGGTGTAGTGCATGTTACTTTCAATCCAGCCACGGATGGTAATTTCGGTATTTCCGCTATTGGGGCTGGTTTTGGAGGAAGTGCTGCTATTTATGGTTCTACCAATCTTAAGACTCCTAAATATCCCGATAATTACATTTATGCGGGTTTCTTCGATGGCAACGTAAGGGTACTAGGAGATGTAACGGCAAATGGATTCTTTCCGAGTGATGGCAATGGGAGTTATTGGTCTGTTATTTCAGATAGCACAATTACACTTTTAGATCCTTCTACACGAGGAAAGACTTTGCATATAGTAAAAGGGTTAATCGTTGAAATAAAATAAAAATTATGAAAGTAAATCTAAACAGAAACTTACTCGACTTTAGAGGTCGGGAGTTTGTCGAATTGGTGAATGGTAAGGAAAGTAAGAAATCTCTTCGTGATTTGGTGGCAGAGGCATTATTTGCAGCAGGCTCTAATCCACAGAAGAATATGGAAACTTCCAAGAAATTACGAGCATATAAAATGCTACAACAGATTATTAACAATCGTGGAGTACTTGATATTGAAACGGAAGATGCTGCTCTATTAAAAGAAATTTGTGGAGAGTATCTTACTGCAGGTACGTACGGACAAATTTATGATTTAATAGAAGGAGGAAACAAGGAATGAACATCACAGCAACTAACAGTACTGCAACAACTAAGGTTACAGACACTATCAGAGTTAAATACAGAATATCAACCCGTGGTACCGAAGCGGTGAAAGATATTACTGCCGAGATTGTCAAAGATGAAACGACTGTCGGCTTCTTCAATATTTCGCGAAATGGAGTAACCGGATTCTCGCTACATGAGGATCATGGACTAACCTCTGGCGAAGTGAAACAAGTATTTCAGACAGCTATTGATGATTGTAGCGAGGTATTAAAATAAAGTATTAATATTTTAGATAAAAATGATATGGATTATTTCAAAAACTTACTTATTGGATTGGTTACCGGCATAGCTGCTTATCTCAATCCTATTTCTGGGGAGATCAAAAGTCTTATTGCTGTATTTGCCCTCAATTTCATTTGCGGGCTACTTACTGCACTCCTTATCAATCATGAGAGTTTTTCTTTTAAAAAGGCTTGGAGGTGTATCGTAGAAGCAACTATTTTCTTTACCTTGGTTAGCTGTATCTACTTTATTGGTGAACACAAAGGAAATCCGGAAGGTGCGCTACAATGTGTTTCATTTATTACGTATAGCGTTTTCTATTTCTACGGGGTGAACATTCTAAGGAATATCAAAGAAATTCTACCCAACTCTAGCAATGGTTACAAGGTAGTAGCTTTCCTGCATTATGTATTAAGCGTTGAGTTTATAAAGAACATTCCCTATTTAACGAACTATCTGCAAAAAGGAGGTGCTAAATGATTGAAGTCATGGGGTTTATTTTCCAAGACTTTTGGCATTGGCTAGGAACAGTGATTATGATAGCTGTCATTTGCCATGTCAATTTGATTAAAGTTGGTCCATTAACTAAGAAGGAGGAGAAGAAATGAAGACTATTGATGCAATTATCATCCATTGCTCGGCTACGCGCGCCGGGCAGGATTTAACCGCAAAAGATATTGATCGTATGCACCGGGCGCGCGGATTTAACCAGATCGGATATAACTATGTTATCCGGATTGATGGGACGGTAGAAAAAGGGCGATCTTTAGCAGTTGACGGGGCGCATTGTAATACGAAGGGTTTTAGCGAATCTTCATATAATAAACATAGTATTGGTATTTGCTACATCGGCGGCTTGGATGCAAACGGAAAGCCCACAGACACAAGAACGATCGCTCAAAAAGCAGCTTTGCGCGAGTTGGTTGCTAAACTCTGCAAAGAATATGAGATAATCGAGGTTCTCGGACATCGTGACACTTCGTCGGATTTAGACGGAAGCGGAGAGGTAGCTGTCTCTTATACACATCTGACGCTGCCGACGATCGCACAAGTGC